CAAGATATGTTAATAAAATGAGTGTTCTAATTGCTGCTATTGCGTCTGCTTCTTTGTTGCTTTTTCCTTCTTTTTGTCCTAGGGACTTTGCCCACAAGTTCCACGACATTTGTAGAAATCTTGTAATCCTTGGAATCAAGGTTTTCCCTGACAATAAGTTTATAGAGATCCTCTTCATGACTAAACCAACACACTCTTTCTTTAATGTCTAATCTATAGGGAAAACTTGGATAAGGAAACTTTGTCATTTCATTATTTTTGACAGGCATGATGTAATGATAGATTCACAAATACTAAATTCTTCACTCTTAAATGCTATACCATGAATTTTATAGTATTCTAAAGAGTCTACAATTAGTTTGAGTTCTTGTCTAGTAAAGTCACTCTTTTGACTTGTTTTGCTCATGAATTTGCTTAGCAATTTTCATATACTTTCGCATACTCAACCATTTATACAATGGAGAAGAAAGGTATCTAGGATGAAACCTAAGCATGAAGAAATACCTTTCAACATTCACTTTAATTAAATCAACCATGAGAATTATATACTTACCCACATTTGGATCAACTGCAATAATTGCTGCAAGAGAAAAAAATATGAGTAACCAAACATACTCATGGGACATTATGAGTAAAACTCCTCGTTTCTACGACGATCAAGATACTCAACAATCTCACCTCTCCATTCCATTAGTTCATGATAACACTGTTCATCATGGGCATATTGTCTGAGTTCATGATCTGGTTTGAGAACACTCTCATAGAAGATAAAGAAGGCATCTTTTCTTTTTTGTTGTTTGTCCAATGTCATTTAGTGTCCTCCTTGTGTTGTCTTAGATAGTAATCCATCTATTATTATTTAATGTCCAATTAGTCACTTCTGCAATCCTTTCTCTCACAGACTTAGCAGGTTCCCAACCAAGTTCTTTCATCTTAGTGCCATCAAGTGCATATCTAAGATCATGCCCAGGTCTAGATGAATGGAAGTCAATCAGTTCATAATTGAGTTCTTTTCCTTGTGCATCAGCAATAATCTGTGCAAGTTCAAGGTTGTTAAGTTCTTCAGAACCAACAATGTTAAACTTAGGACACTTTGCCCCAGTTTCATCAGGTTCAAAAGTTCCCTGATAATTCAACAGAAACAGAATTGCACTTGCAACATCTTCTGCATGAATATAATGCCTAGATCCTGGAATTGTGCAAGTCTTGTCGCTATGAATTGTAATGCATTCACCATCACGTGCTCTCTTAATACACATGGGAATGTATTTCTCAGGGTGCTGTCTTTCACCAAACACGTTCATAGTGTGGGTGACATATACTGGCAGACCATATGTATTTTCATATGCTACAGCAAGTTCTTCACCACCTGCTTTAGTTGCACTGTATGGATTAGTGGAGTTGTATCTATCATTCTCCTTGTACTTGATGCCACCAGGAGCAGGACCAAATACTTCATCAGTGCTGAAGTAAATAAACCTTTCTAGATGTGGTTGTTGAGTTCTAGCAAACTCCAAGATATTGCAGGTAGCAACAACATTATCCATGACAAATTCCATGGGATATTCAATACTGCGATCTACATGAGAACCAGCAGCAAGGTGTAGAACATAATCAACTTTGCCAATCTCAGATCTAATCAGTGGATTAAGTTCTGCCTTAAGATCATGGAAAACAACCTTCACACGTTTACGATCTTCTGCTGTAAAGTCAGCAAGAAGATCATTCAATCTGTTTAGGTTGCCACTGTAATCCAGTCTATCTAGAGTTACAATCTCCCAGTCAGTATTCTTTAGAACGTGACCAATCAAATGGTGGGCAATAAATCCTGCACCACCAGTAATAAGTGCTCTCTTTATCATAGGTAATCGTCAAGGTAGTAATCACTATTATCAACTAATTCCCAGTCTAAGTCAAGACTTTCTAGAAATTCTATCTGCTCATATTCAGTTGTAGGGAAGATCTCTTCATCTTCCAGAGTGAAACATGCTTCACATAATGCAGGACCATATTCAGCAGGTTCAAAATATGTTTGAGGGTGAGTTAGAACCATATCCTCAATTACTGCTTCAACATGGATGCTACCATCATCATGTTGATTGATACTTTCAATACGATAGATAGACATTTGTAAAAATCAATAACTATACTTGGAAATCATTTGCTCTATTCTATCCTCTCTATACTCATCTTCTATTTCTTCTAACATATCTTCTTCTAGTTCTTCATAGATGGTATCACCATCATACTCTAGAAACATGGAAGGCATAGGAGATAACAGTTGTAAAGGATAATCTATGTATGCAGGAAGAGGATCAATCCTCTTCCTCTTGTTGGAAATTGATGTCAATCTTATCATACAACTCCACAAAAGTGGACTTAGTTTCATCATCAAAGCGATTCAAACAAACTTTGATTGCTTTATCTTTCTTACCAAAGATAGAGTATGCTTTCATGATGTGAACCAAACGACGAGTAGAGATAACTTCATCAATACCATCTTCAGCAAAGGTCTTGCGAATAATATCAGACCAAGTGCACAGGTGAGTGATAAAATCAGTGTGCTCACCAATCATAGGAATGTTGAGAGATTCTGCAACTTTAGTGAGAATCTTGGTCTCAATAGCAATAGTGGGATACTCTTGCTCAAAGGTAATAGGGAACCTCTCAAGAAATGCCTCATTGAGTACATTAGTGCCAATGAAACGTCCATCATCAGAACCCTTACCCTTTGTGTTAGCAGTAGCAAACACAGTAAATCCTTGCTTAGGAGTTACATGAACACCAATTTTCTTGAGGAATACACCTTTACCCTCAAGAATGGATTGCAAACACATAATCTTATTAGATGCCAAGTCAATCTCATCAAGGAGAAGAACTGCACCCCTCTGCATTGCATCAACCACTGGACCATTGTGCCAGACAGTTTCACCATTTACCAGACGAAAACCACCAATAAGATCATCTTCATCAGTTTCTACAGTGATATTGACACGAATCAACTCACGATTGAGTTGGGCACATGCTTGCTCAATACCAAAAGTTTTACCATTACCACTGAGACCAGTGACAAAGGCAGGATAAAACATGCCAGAGGATAAAACCTTTTTAATATCTGTAAAGTTACCAAAGTTGACGAAGGTATCATCTTTTTCTGGGATAAGATTTTGTTGAATTGCTGGTGCAACTGCTAGTGCTTTATAATCTTGTTCCAATTTTTCTACAGTTGCCTCAAGATTCCACTTACCACGACTAACTTTGTAAGTTTGAAGATACTTACTTGCTGTTGCATAAGTGGTATCAAGTTGACCTGCTACAATGCGAACTGCATCTGCATCAATAGATGTGCCAAATTGTTCTTTGAGCAGATTGACAAGTTTTTCTTGCATGATGTTTGATTGATTACTTTGTAATGATAGCATAGGTTTGAGGGGTTTGGGGAGATTTGTGGACACCTCCCCAACTGGCACTAGGCAATAAGTTCTACAAATTCAGAAAGAAGTTTCTTATTTGTTTTCTTTTTGTTCAACATTTTAGTAAATGCACTTTTAATCTGACCCTTAGTTGCATCATCAGGGACAACAAATTCATCATCCTGAGATAGAGAGTTACTAGGAATTACATTGAATTGATCAAAACCAGTGTTAATAAAAGTAATGTATTGCTTCTTTTTGAACACTTTCTTCACTTCATCATAATGACCAGTGGCACGACCATACCAATCCCAGCAAGTCTTAAAATCTCTACTGACTGCTACTCTGAAGTTGACAAAGTTACAAGTTGGAAAACTTTCCTTGAGAGATGTGAGTAGAATCTTAGCATATTCAGAGAAAGAATCATTGTGGTATGGAGCATAAGTTCTACCAGTTTTCTTTACACGAAGTGTGTACTCATAAGTTCTCTTATATCCAAAGTATTCTTCTTCAGTGCGTTGATTAACTCTCTTAACACAGGAAGGATTGACATATCCCTCACCATCAGTCAAGAATACAACGTTTACTTTCTGTAGTTTATTTTGATTCTGAAAGTGTGGAATCAAATGGTGAAGTGCAACCAAAGACTCACCCATAGGTGTGCCAGAGAGTTGCATATGTCTGGGAGTATAACCTACACCAGTTTGATATGCACTTGCACATGCCCAAATGTTCTTCATTTGAGCGTCAAGTTCCTTAGCATTTGTCTTACTGGTAAGTAAGTTCATAAGTCTGAAAGTTGGTTCCAGAGCAAGAACTCCATCTTCCTGTTGATAGATAGGAGGATGATCAGGTTGATGCTCAAGGTAAGCATCAGGATCATTAGTAAAAGCATATACTTCAAAGGGAAGATTTGCTTTCTTGCAGAACCAAACAATGTTGAACATTTGCTTGCAAGTATCAAGCATCCACTTGCACATAGAACCAGACCAGTCAAGAATAAAAATCAGACCATGATTCTTACCATCAGGAACCACAGTTACTTTTTTGAACAGATCTTCATTGTACTTGTAGGTATGAAGTTTGGTGCAGTCAAGAACACCAGTGCGAGCAGTGCTAGAACGAGCATAAGAATCTGCTGACTTTTTACACTCAAACTCTTTCACCAAATAGTTGACTTCTTTCTGAGAAGACTTCTTATACTTTGCATAATCAACAGAAACTTCTTTGAACCAATCAGATACAAAACTGTTTCTCTGCCAATAATCAGAAGTCAAAGAATGAATATACTCATTGGGAAGAATAACATTTTCCAGATTCATCTTAGGCAAATCAACATAATTAGTTTCTTCACCAAACTTATCAGTTAAACCTTCAGTTTTATCACTAAATGCTTGACTGGTTTTAGATTCAAACTCATCTGAAATTGACTGTTCAAAGTTGTCAGATTCTTCACCTGATTCACCCTCAGATTCATTATCACCTTCATCTTCTTCTTGATCCTCAGACTGCTCATTTTCCTCTTGAGAGTCCACAGTATCTTTACCACCTTCAGAACCAGTCTGAGGGGCAGGAGCATCAATTTCCTGCTTAGTTTCTTGTCCCTTTAGATAATCATAAATGTCTTGAGAAATTTCAAGAACATCTTGAAAAGTTTCTGCTTGGGAAATACGAGTTACAAACTCATTCTCTTCATCTGAGAAGGCAATGTTATGGAAAGCACCAATCTTGAAGTACAGATTGATACGATCAATGAAAGAAAGATTGTTCAGATCTTCACCATCAGTACAGAAGAAGTCCTGAGTATTAAGTTCATTGTAACCATTGTAAAAAGTTCTAGACAGACCAGGATATTTCTTCTTCATCATACGCTCAATACGAACATCCTCAATGACGTTCACAAAATCCTTAGGAAGATTGGGATATTCTTCACGCCAATCAATGTTATCAGTGAAGAGAGCATGACCAACTTCATGACCAACAAGAAGATCATAAACTGTTGCAGATGCTTTCTGCCACATAGGAAGAATAAGAATCCTCTTCTCAACATCAAAAGATGCAGTAGATACTTTCTTATTCTCAATGATAAGATTCTCTGTTGCCAAACACTTAGCAAGAGAACCCTTAATTTCTAGATTGACTGGCATGTGTGGTTTCTTTACTGTCCTTACAGGATAGCATAAAAAAGGGGGATCACCACTCCCCCTAGTACACTAATTAAACTGTCCACCACCAAGGACAGGTCTTGGTTCTCAAAGTCACAAAGAATCATCAAGACCTTTACATAGTATCATGACTGAATATGGATGTCAAGTTGACAGAAATTCAAACCATGAGTAGGATAACTCTGTCAGGGTTCAAGGGAACTTAATATCAATCGTAAGTTCTATTTTTGATTTCTGTTACCTTTGCTTCCCATACAGATTTTTCAATTTCACCTCTTTGATACTTAAAGAACAGAGGATCTGATTCGTTTATATAATCCATCTGTCTTCTCATTTTTGTGTAATCAACAATTTTTTGAGCATCTATTGTTGCACCAGCAGCATTAACTGCATCCATATCTAATTCTACCAAATTTCCATCAGCATCAAATGCTCCAAGACTATCATCAATCCTGACTACATTTGTATGTACTTGATATATTGCTTCGTGATGATAATTCATCCTTTAACCTCCATTAAAACTATTGAAGATGCTCCTCTACCATCATATTGTGCAGTATCTAAATCAGCACCATTACGATTTATATAGACTACGTAACTACTATATGATGCCATTTGTAGGCTGTAAGTTAATGCTGATGTTGATGATGGAGTATCTAGATAAGTTATAATTGCTTGGTCAGCAGCATAGTTATTAGTACTGTGATAAGTTTGAGTAATAGTTGTAGTTACTCTTGGTCTATTAGATGCTTGATTTCCAATATGAATTGCTGTCCCGTTTCTAGTTAATCTAGCTTTCATATCATATCCAACACTAGCGCCAATATTAGCTTGTACCATAACTAAAATTTTATTACTAGTACTTCCTGGAGTTATTGTAGCTTCTAACCCCATATTTGTCCAACTAAATCCAGTAACCGATGCCGTGTCTGATTTAGTACCTTGTACTACTTGAATTATAGACCCAAGTTGACTTGCTCCTGCAAGATCTGTTACATTATTAACTCTTAGTGTACTCATGGTCTTGTTATCTTACAGTTTTATTTAGAAACTTAATTTGGCTCTTGAGGCCATTCTACGTCCTTAATAAATGGTCCATCTAAGGTAGGATTAGCAGTGTTTGGAAGATCTCTTAGTGCTTGCCTATAAGTTGCCCATTCTGCTTTTTTCTCATTAGAAAGAGGACTATCAGCACCTTGAGTCCAATCGCAATTTTGAAGAAGTCTGTTTCTATGTTTTTTTAATCTATTCATAGGTTCAGCATTTCTCAATTCCTCTAACTTAGCATTGACTTCTTCTTCAGTTGGAGGAATATGAATTAGTGATTCATCCCATACAATATTTTCATAACTATCCTCACCTCTTACGAAGAAAGATCCTGGAATATTTCCAGTCAAAGCATGAACTGCTTGTCCTATAGTAACTTCAGGTAACAACATATTTTTTTCTCCTATTAGTCTTGAGTATATATTCCAGTATAGTATATTCTATATGTATTGTTAGCACTAGTATTATAAGCACTACTAACAGCTATACTTAAAGATTGTGTTCCAGTTGGATCCCAAGGAATAATTAAAGGAGTAATATCATAGTTAAAATACCAATCATAGTGTGCTTGCAAATCTTGCATTCCCTGGTTAGAGGTTTTTCCTGTTTGATGATACCACGCTGCCAAATATCCATGGTTGGTACTACCATTATGCTGATAAAAAACAGCTATTCCTATTGCATATACATCACTTCCACTTGCTCCAGAAATATTTCCTAAAACCTGAGTGGTGCCATTATATGAAGTATGCCAAGTTATATCACCACCAATTTGAGTCATGGTTCCTTGTGGAATTCCAACTCTATTATGTTTAGTAACCCCGTCAGATTTAAAAATACTCTCTGCTTTTAAGATACTCATAATGAATCTAACTCCGCTGGTCTAGGGTATTTAGCTTTGATTTCATTACACTTATCTATGTATGCTTGAACTTGAGCATTGTCACCTTTCACAACACCATCAATGTAATCTACCATTGGTGGGTATTCCAGCATCCTTTTCATTTTATATTCACTAAGTTCTGCAATTCTATCTTGCCTGATAGACTCAGCGTCCCATTCTTCTCTAGTTGGTTTAGATTGACCACCGTCTTTCACAGGTGGTTCAAGCCATTCTAGACCATCATAATCGAGTCCACTAGCACTAAATAGTGCTCCTGGTCTAAGTGCTTGTAAAATTTTTATTGGATTGCTCATGCTATTTCTAATAGTGTAAATGTTGAAGAACCGTTTCCATAATAGGAGAATGCATCTCTATCATCATATGCATTATAATTAAGACCAGCATTATATGATGCACTATAACTTTTCATTTGTAGACCATAAGTTATTGCACTTGTTGTGGCTGGAGAATCTAGATAATTGATAGAAGGTGAATATGCTCCATAACCAACAGATGCGGCTGGATATTCATTGACAACAAAACTTCCAACAGCTCTGCTTCCCCTAGGAATGGCATATGCATTGGGAATGTCAGCACCATTCTTTGTCAATTTTCCAACAACTTCCCAATATCCTGAAGTAACATGGAAAGAACCTAATACCAAAATTTTACTGGAACTGGATGTTGGAGTAATTGTAGTGTCCATACCAGGAACTTGAGCAAAAGCTCCAGCTCCACCACCCCAAAAACTTCTAAAAGTATTAGTTACTACCTGAATAACGCTACCACTACTGTTTAGCAGTGGTTTGCCACTTGTAGTAGTAATTGCATTTGTTTTAAGCGTACTCATAATATCTTTTTTTGATTATTTATAATACAATCCAAACTGCACCACTATTAACAGTAACAGTAACTCCACTATTTATAGTGATTGGACCAATACTCATATGATTGGTTCCATTACTAAGAGTCGTGTTTGAGGTTATTTGTTGTGAAGATTCCATGATAACTCCACCACCTTTTGCGCCTATAGTTTGAGACATTAGACCTCCTGTGCTCCAGAATAGTATTCTGTAGATTTTAAGTGATTGTATGCTTGAGTGAGAATTGAATCTGAACTCTCAGTATCAATAAAGAATTTAATTTCATAAGGTTCACCATCAGTTTGTAGTCCTTCAGGCATAAAATCATGTACAGTGTCACCAAACAATCCAATATGAGTTTTGCCATTGGATCTTGCTTCTGCAGAGGCAAACACAGTTACCTCAATAGATCCAACATATCCTGCTTTCCAATAAACTTCAGGACCCATATCCATATCAGTTAAACCATCTTCTCTAGAAGAATCTGGAGGTGGAGTGACGTCTTGAAGTCTTTTTTCAGTTCTGACGTTAGTGACAAGATGATAGGCATTATCTACCACTACGCCAGTTCCAGGAATTTCAAAATCTCTCAGTAGTGCCATTTCACTCTCCTAATTTTTTCTTGAGTTCGTCAAGTTCTATTCTCATAGTATTTATTATTTCATTCTGTTCTTTGACTGCCTCAATCAACAGTGCAGTCAGGTTTCCATACTCAACTGAATACTCATCAACATCATCAGCATAGGTAACAACTTCAGGAACAACCTGCTCAACTTCCTGAGCAATCAGACCCATCTTAACTCCTGGTTTCCTGTTTCTTGCTTTTTCTAGATCCCATTCGAAAGTAACACCACGAAGTTTGAGAACCTTATCTAATGGACTCTCAATGGTTTCAATGTTCTTCTTGAGTCTGACATCAGAAGCAGCAGTGATTGTACCAGTTGCATATACATCACCATTAACATAAAGTTCATATGTGGATGATGTAGTTGATCCAGTAATACCAATGCAATTATTTGAATAGTTATAATAAATGTCCCATCTTCCACCAGTTTCATGATAAATTCCACCATTACCAGAACTATCCCACATTAGGTGTGGATCATTTCCTGCTTGGTTAAATGATAATCCATAATATCCATTTCTAGATCCTTGAACTCTCCATGAACCATATGATGTAGATTCATTTGCTCTAAAGTCTGCACTATTGGTGGACTCATAGATACCTGCATCAGTTCTCAGTCTTTGGAAAGAATATGCATGGTTTGATCCACCATTGATCTGGAATCTGACAGTAGTAGTGTTATAGTCAGACATGAATCTATAACCATCATAAGATGCATTAGCACCAAAACTAATACCAGTATGGTAGTTGATTCTTAGATCTGGAAATGGTGAGGACCATGCCCCATCTTCTTGGAAAATATCATATGCATAAGAACCAATAGCAAGGTTAGAATCACCACCTTGATTTCTAGATTTCAGAGTTTTATAGAGAAGTCTAGTACCATCATAGGTAAGGTTTGCTGCACCACCAGCAGATCCATTGTTGTTGTAGATTAACTGTTGATTTGAACCAGCAACAGGACCTACAGCACCTTGTCTACCCTGAGCACCTTGTCTACCCTGTGCACCTTGTGCACCTGCAGCACCTTGAGCACCTGCAGATCCTTGTCTACCCTGAGCACCCTGAGCTCCAGCAGCTCCAGCAGCACCTTGTCTTCCTTGTGCACCTTGTGGACCTCTGGCACCTACAGTTCCATTAGTTCCCTGTCTACCTTGTGCACCTTGAGCACCTGTAGCACCCTGTCTTCCTTGTGCACCTTGTCCTCCTTCTGCACCATAACCGCCTGCAGCACCGTGGCTTCCTGTAGCACTTTGTGTACCTGCAGCTCCCTGGGCTACTGGTAAGCTGTGTGGAGCTGCTACATCTGCGT